GTGATCAACATGATTCTTTTTTGCCTTTTCAAGAACTTCTTCTAGTGGACGACAGCCTACAACAAATAGTGTGTCCATATCGTATGCTGGTGTTTTTTCAACTTCGTACCCTGTAAAGTACATTACATCATCTTTTACACCATCTGCATAATCACGCTTCATTTTTTAATTTCTCTATTTGATCTTTGATTGATAATTTTTCTTGCTTCATTTTGTTAAGAGTAGTATCATCGACATAGTTACTATAACCTCTTTCAATATTTTTGTCAAGTTCTCTATGACGTGATTCTAATACTTTGATTCTATGTTTGTTATTAACTGCATTCATACTATACCTCCAATTGTTGTAGTTTTTGTTCTTCTTCCTCTGTAAAGCATCCATCTTCATGAATGTCGTCTTGAGTAGAATTCTCTTCAACTTCAAATAAAGCATTAAATTGTGTACTAGCATTAATAGTCTTTTTACCAGTAGCACCTCTAGTTCCAATAATAGAAGTCCAAAAACGACTAAATTCTTCTATAATTGCTTCTGCTTCTCCTCTGTTCGATGTTGCAAATATTGCTTCCACAACATCTCTAAAAAATACCCTGTCAAATTGCTCTTGTACAAGCATTCTTGGAACAATTTGATTGTCGTACTGCCTGTTTGCTTCTTGTACTGCATTAATGTGACTCCATACATTATGACCCATTTGGATCGCATAAGAAAAACTATCCCAACTTGTTTTTCCTTCTTTACCTATCTTATTTAGGTCACCTGGAGCATAGATACAAATATCTTTTGCTTGTAGGTTTGCTGTGATAGGACTATCTAAGAAACTTTTATGTTTCCCTTCACGTACAAAAGCAGTACCAAAATGTGTTGTATCAGTTGCTAATGCTTTGTTGTCAATGCTAGGTACCATTCTGTATACCCATTTAGTTCTGTCTTTTGTTTCAAGTTCACAATAAATTTGACCATTTGCTGTTGCTAGGAACGGACTAGCACAATCAAATGTAATCGTAAAGTTTGGATTGTGATACTTGCGAACTGCTCGTTGAATGTCTGTAAGTAATGTTGCCCACTCTAGTTTTGAAGTACCTAAGAAGTGCATAAAGTCATGTAGGCCTTTTTCAAGTAATCCATCAAAACGTAGTGCTACCAATCTTTTAAGAACAAGATGAATATCACACATATTCTGACCACCCATCGACCAACCATTAAAGTGTGTATCCGGATATTTTTTAGGATCACAATAGTCCTTCATCTGCTGATACCAATCTTCAGCATCTGCATGGTTTTCACCTTGTAAAACATTTAGGAACTTACAAGCACCTGTACGATTCTTCATAAAGTAATCGTTGTTAATGCGTGTGGCATTTACAGCATCTTGATAGTTGTCAATACCTGTTGCTTTTCTGCCAGCAGGTGAACGTGCCACCCAAGCCGGAATATCAAGGATCATACCATAGTCCATATAAGCATCCATCCACGCAAGAACTTGCTCACGTTTCTTTTTTGCTTTAGGACAATTAGGATCTTTCCAATCACCTTCCCATACGCCTTTACCAATCTGGAATCCACCCGAGTCACCTAGTAACCAACTATTCTCACGATCACGTTCACGGATCATTAGTTCTTTGGGTGCGTCCTTGTTAATATCAAGTTCAGCGTGTCCTGCTGAATACAAACTCCAATGATAATTGAATAGTCCGTCTTTTCTATTAAACCAATTAAGACCTTCCATCTCGTTATTAGGAAAAGGAATACGATTTTTGTCTACATATTCTTCTCTACGTTGTTTGCCGATGAAAGTCGCATAGAAACCACTGATCGCCGGCAAGAATATAGCGTAGTCTTTCTGTTCTTTTGTTAGATCAGTGTTCAATACTGCTCTCCTTATTTGCTTTGTGCTGGTAAAATGTATTCGTATTGTGCAAGTCCACTATCAACAGCAATCTGCATAGCACCTTGATCTGAAATACGCATTACCTTATCACCATCTAAGTTTAAGATAGCCATTACTTGTGCAACAGGCCATGCCCATTCGTTTTTAAGTGATCCAGTTACATTAGTTGCGAATACAAATTCACCTGCGTGTGTACTTGCATCTCCAAACTTAAATTTAAGATCACTGCCGTCAGCAATTACCGTAAATACCGTTTCTTCTGCGTTAGCAGTTGCCTGCAATTTAAAACGTTGTACGTTAGCAATAGTTGGTGCAACTTCTACGTCCCACTGAGCACCTTTAAATTTAACGGTCTTAAGTTTTTCGTTGATAATATCAGCGTTCATAAAACGATAATCGTTTTTAAAATCGCCTGCTTTATTTTCGAAGTGAATACCTACAGGAATAGTTTGACCATTGCGATCAGCAGTAACAACATCAATAGTTGCACCGTCCTTGTATTCTGGACATTTCAAATGAATGTCTAGTTTGTTTAGGTTAGGCATACCAAAAGTGCCCTTCATTTCTACCTGTGCGGCTTTTGTATTAGCCTGTAGAATTACTGAGCGATCTTCAGCCATGCTGTCAATACCAGTTTGTGCATCATCACCATTGACCTTGACAATATTCAAAAAGCCAAGTGCATGTGTATGTGCTACAATATCTTGTAAAATGTCTTTCATTTGTTTTCTCCGTTCCTTTTACATATTATATTTAGAAAATCATTCAAAGTCAAATAAATTATTGAATGTATTCTTCTGTTCGGTTGATTTAATATCCCAATCCAAAACGCCTAATAAGTTGCCAATTTTGTTATCGATGATAACTGATTCCATTTCATCGTCCGCAAACGGAAGTTCTTGGAACCAACTTGGTATTCTTAGTTCGTCTGTAGGATATGCAACCGAAGTATATCCCATTGGATTGTTTTTTAGTTTACAAACAATAACTTTCATTCCATCAACAATGTTCATAGAATAGTTGTCACTGTTCATTTCTTTCAGATTATTCCAGTTAATACTTGCCCTTACATGTCCTGGCATATTAACTTTACCTTGCTTTTTAAGTTTAGCAAGATAATCTGTAATGTTGTTTGCACGTTTAGGCGAGCCTTTTTCCCAGCCTGGTCGTGCTTTAAATTCAGTTCTAAACTCAGTAATCATATCAAGCACTTGTTCTTCTTTAGCACCTGTTAGCACTGCTAACAGTACTTCGCTTAAGAAGTCTTGCATAAACACAGGAGTATCTGAACGTTTGAGATCGAGGCCCATTGCTTTTACTTTGCCTGGTTTGCCATCAACGTCTTTACGTTCGCCTTCGTTATCAAAAATTAAAATTGCATAACGTTTCTTGGTAATGAATAATCCTTTTTCACCTACAACTTCTCTACCTGCGGCAATAACACCTTCACTTCTTGACTTAGGACAATGAAATGCATCGTTCATAAAGTTAGGAAATGATTTGTTTGCTTCTTCACAGATTTGATCATACAATGCAATAATGCTGTCTTTGTCCCATGGGATATCACCTTTTTCGATCTCAGGACGCAAACTTGTATATGCACTAAAGTAACAAGAGTCTGTATCTCCATATATAATTGCTTTACCTATGTGATCATAATCACCTGTAACAATTTCATTTACTTTAGCACTCATATGCTTAACAATAGCACGACCTGTTAGCGTAGTTGATTGTCCAATCCGTGGATCAAAGAATCTACAACCTGGATTAAGAATAGCACCATATAAACTGTTTAAGTTAATCTTTTTAACCAACTGTCGCTTGTCCCAGAATGCAATTTCTGTTTTATTTCCTGCATCAATTGCTTTACGCATTTTGGCTTGTAATTCTTTACGTTCAGCATACCAACGCTTTAACAGTCCTGGAATAACACCATCAAATTCTGTAGTTAATATAGTTCCGTTAGCACTTAACATCCAAGGTTGATTGCTTTCGAAGATTAGTCTATAAACTTCCGCGGCACTCATTACATCACTTTCGCCGTTTTCCCATAGAACTGTAATCTGCTTGTCTTTGCGTTGTTCCATAACAAAATCATATTCTAAACTGCCGAAACGCCCTTCCCAAGCCGCCGCAAATGACTTCTTACGCAAGGTCATTTCATCACGTACATATTCTTCTGTGTATTCTGGTTTTAGTTGTCCTACAACAGTTGCTGGATCCATGTTCAAACTTCTAATAACGGAAGGATACAGTGAATTCAAGTCCATTGACCCAATCCAGTCATGCAGTCCTTTTTTAGGATATGCAACATAAGCACCTGCCGCCGGTTCTGAGCCAGGCTCTCTGTGTACTCTGTTAGGAACTACAAAGCCACGTCTATGTGCTTCATTAATGATTGCTTGTTCTGTAACTGCAACAGCACCCATTGTGGTGGGTAGCAAAACTGTATTTGCATGTGCAAGTTCATTGGCTAGATCAATAAACTTTAGTTTTTGGTCCAACTTGTCCAGTAGTGCAACGTCTTGTCGGTTGTATTCGATAAACGTTCGGAAGTCATTGTTATAAAGTTGATCGAGCGTACCTTCGTACACAGTCTTCTTTTCACCGACTTCCATTTCACCAATGGCATCAAGCCTGTAAGTGTGTCTTTCTTCATACGTGTATTTACGATACAATTCCAAACTATCTAAATGCTGTCTGCCTATTAGGTCATAGGTTTCCTGTTCTCTTCCAAACTTTTCATATGTTCTTTTCTTAGGATATTGACCCCATAAACAAAAGCGTCTTGTATCTTCTTTAGATAGCACTCGTGTAATTCTATTAACAGTGTATGGAATATCATAACCTTCACTGTTCCAACCACTTAGTATATCTGCATCTTCGATTAGTGTAAGGAACGTATCAAGCATTTCTGCTTCACTGTCAAACAAATATGTGTTAGGAAAGTCTTTTACAGCATACTTGGCATCGTCCATGCTCATACCCTTTGGTGGCATAGCAAGTGTAATAAGACTGTCAAGCCATTGTAGGTGTACTGTGATTGCTGTAATAGCAGTAAAAGGATCTTCAGGTGAACTGTACCCACGTTCTGGATCAAAGTCAACCTCAATATCGAAAAACGCTTTGTGCAAATCAGGTGCGTCTTGACCTAAATAATTTTCTTCAAGTAATCTGTATACCGGATTGATGTCTGCTTCAAACAATCCTTTGTGCTTGTTAATTTTTTGTTCTTTAAGATATTCTTTCCAACTCTTACATACAACACGGCTTACAGGATCGCCCATGGTACTTTTTTGTTTACCACGTGCATCGCCATAATAAAAAACATATCTTGCGGGGAATTCTCTGTATTCACGTTCGCCGGCTTTAGTTCGCTCGACTACTTTAATAATATCTTTGTCGCGATCCCAGAGGGCATCTACATAACTCATTTTTTCTCCTGTTTGTCACTTTCGGCTGACAATACCAAATTGTGTCGTTTATGGCCGACTGTACCTTCATCGTAGTACTTATGCTTACTACTCTGACTTCCGTTTTTTTCTGCCTTTTTTTGCCTGTTTAGGTTTAATGCCGTGTTCTTTATACCATTTCTCTTTTACTTCTGCATCTGTATATTGTGGTGTTCTATCTAATCCACCGTATCCTTGTGCTAGTCCAGGTGCAACTTTTTCAATTTTGCCACCCTTTGCTAAAAACTCTTTCATTAATTTGTCTAATTTTTCTTGCTGTTCTTCTTTAGAAGGTCCATCTTCTTTAGGATTATAATTTCTTCTAATGTCTATTGCCATAAAACTCCTTAGTTGTATAACAATATAACATTATTTCCATTCTTTGTCAAGTTCTATTTGCTCAAAATACATATTTGCATTTCTGCTTTTATCATCTATCCAAAGATCATAATGGGGTTTTCCTAGTTTTAAACTTGTATATTTTACACCCCAATCTTGTAGTTGCTGTTTTGTAAGTTCTGTATAATCAATTTTACTTTGTTGACCTCTAGCAGTCCAATAGTGTATTTCGTGTCCTTGATCAAACAGTTCGTTGAAGTGTTCTATTCTTTCTTTGTAAGGTTTTGATAAACTATAATGTCTACCCAATTCTTGATCACATATAGTTCCGTCAATATCTACATAGTAGATCATATTTTCCATTCCATTTTTTCTTCAAGGGCATGTTTAGCACCGTGGATATAATCACGATCTTCTTCTTGCAATGCACTCCAAAATTTGGATACGCTTTCAATTAGATCAAGTACATCATCTGGATTTTGAAGGTGATGATTACCTTCCATCCATTCCTGTAGTTGATCCATGCGTTGTTTAATTTTTTGTTGTACTGGTTTAGTAAGATCGTAATCGGTCATTATAACCATCCCATTGCTACACAAAACCCAAAAATGTTTACTGTAAAGAAATAGTAAACCATTACTAATGGCCATGCAAGTTTACGTCTAGTGTATGTAAAAATTGCAAGTGCCGATCCTAACATAAAACCTGGATACACAATACGCATATCTGGATTATCTGCATTTATGGCCAGTGTCATACTTGCACCAATGGTTACAAGGGTGCCTAGCATTTCTAGCCAAAAGCATAAAGGATCTTGTTCTTTAGCCTGTTTCCAAAACTCAATTATTTTTTTCAATTACTTGTCTCGACCAGTAATTGTAATAATAGATTCTAGGTCGTCGAAGTCACTAGATACTTCACCCCAGTTTGCTTTGTGTGCGATTGAAATTGCTTTGTTAATTAAACCCGGCTTTACATCAATTTCTTCTGCTACTGCTTTTACAGTATCTCGTAAGCCTTCATTTAAACTTTCAACTTCTGACTTAACTTGTACACCGTCGTTAATTACCTGCATTAGTTTAGCCTTTTCTTCAGGGCCAAATACTTTTGAACTCATAGGTTACTCCTTTGTTTATTTTGTATATTATATATTGATTTATTCTGTGTGTCAACCTTTATTGACAGTAATGGTTAATCTTTTAACCCTTCACCTTTGTCTTTATATGCCCATTCATCTGTATGTCCAACGCTCCATTTTGGATTGTTTTCTACAGTATAGTTTTGAGTGCATACTTTGAAATCTGGCGTTTTTCTTTCGGTTGGAAGTAGGCTTTGGTCTGTGAATACTACTCTGTTGTTTGGTTGTGCGGCAAATTGACCATTATCTAGTTTAATAATATTAAATGTTTTGTGTTCTGGATCATGTTCTGCAAAATTTATATCAAGTGTCGAATGCTGTGCATGACAAGTGTCAAGTGTAAACATATATTCACCTTTGTGCATTTTGCGATCTTTTCCAAAGAACTCGCAATCACATAGCATAGGCTTTTTAATTAGTGTAATATCATAATCAAAACAGTCCCATATTTGCAGTGTGTCTAAGGGAAGTTGATTGTCTTTGTCGTAATTTTCTTTCCATACAAACGCTGATATTGGAAGTTTGTCGTAAAGAGCACCGTATTCGACTAGTAGTGTTTCAAAGTAAAGTGCTTTGCTTTGTATACTTCTTATTGAAATCCACAAACCCGGAGTTAGTTCTCCGTGACCTTTTTGATGATCATATAAGTATTCTTTTTTAACAAATACTTCAACGGGTGGTAGGTTGTGTACTAGAAATGCCATAGTAGTCCTGTTGTTAACTACTACTATTTAGTTTTTTTGGATGTTACTTTTTTGGATCTGTGTAGTTTAGCGTGTGGAACTTTCAAGTTCTTTTTACCGTATATGTCGCCTATCTTATGTGTATACGACATGTGTGCCGGATCTAATCCGTAAAAATAATCTGTTACTTCACGGATTTTCATTGCTAAACCTTACGCTACGGGTCGATTATCTCGTCTAACAGGTTGATCATTAGGACCAGCAGTAGG